CTTTTGAAAATACTCGTCCTTTTTGTCCATCACTAATAGCTCTTCTATGACTAGCCTTTAAAGGCTTATCAACATGAGACATGGAACATATTTTTTTAAATTCTTCGCTCATTTTCATTCCTTTATTCCATGACTGTCTGCCTTTAAGAGATTCAGACATGTTCCTCACATGCTCTTCAGACAAGACTCTTCCCATTAATGATTTCGAAATTCCTAATTTTGTCTTAAAATCATGTCTAAATGAACCTCTTCCTCCACCTCCATCAGCAATGTTATAAAATCTTCCCTTGTAAATCTCTTTATAAATTGAAACATAAAGTTTTTCAAGCTCTTTAGCTTCATCACTTGTTTTGCAAAATTCTATTATTTCTCGTTTAAAATTCGCTCGGCCGTATTTCTTCATAGCTTTCTTTAAAGCGACACCCGAACCTAAATAACTATCTTTCATTGTATTTTTACTACAAGCTTTACCTATATAAATCTTGCCGTTTATATCGTTTGTGGTTTTATAAATAAACATTCTATTTCCCAAAATCCTTAGGAATTTCATATTGATCTATCAAATTATCAAAAAGGCCCGCCATCTTTTTGGGGTCGCCTTCTTTGATGACGTTATCAACATGTTGTTCTCGTTCTTTCTTGAGCTTTGCGATTGTCTTGCTCTGCTCGTTGTAGAGTTTCTCTAGTTCTTGAAGTTTATAAGTATTTAGAATCACAGTGTCATACATTGCTTGGTTCTCAAGACGCCATTGTTCGTGAAGACCTTGGGCGAACTCGTGAGCCTGCCCTTTAGCGTACCATCTACCGATGAAGACAGCTGCTATGAGTAGAATCAGCACCGCGAGTGCAATGAAGACTTGCACCTTGTAGACATTATAGAGCTCTCTTAGTTTTATCATTATGCTAACTCTATCACTAAAAATCTAGGATTTACTATTCGACGCCAAGAAGTAGCAGTGTTTTGACCTGGACAACTTCCTGTAGAATAAATGTTCATTCCTAGCGTCACTGTTGTTCCTGTAACTGAAGTATGATAACTCCATGGAGATGCTGCATAATCTGTCCAGTTATTGTGTTCTCCTCCTTGATTACCAATAGCTGAAGCTGAAGATTGACTATAATCAGTTGTTCCCTTGAATATTGGTAAAAAACCAAATTGACCTCCATAATTAGAATCTGTTAGAAAATATATCCTAGCCATCCAACAAACCAGCAAGCTACAAGTTGAAGAATTTGTTTTTGTATATGTCGCCAATGATGGATATGCACGCCATCCATTTGTTGTAAAAGTTGATATAAATTTACATGTTTGATCATTTAGAGTTGCTGAAAACATTCCTGCATCATTTCCAGTAAGCAATTGAATCTTGTTTATCTGAAATCCAAGGCTTGAAATGGACGTCTCTATTCCAGAAACATCTGATTGAAGAGCATCAACTGCAGCTTTTATTGCTGTGTCATTTGCTAACAATCTCTGGTGAGGAGTATTATGATTACTATAGTTGTGAACAGTTTCTGCTGTAAACTGTAGTAAACTAGAGTTAGTGGGATAAGGTAATGTAATAGCCATTTATAGCTCCTAAAATATTATTTTCCAATCAATCGTCAATGCTTTTCCTTCGCTGACGACTATAGAGTTTAGCGTTGTTTTCAGTCTTGCTAACATTATTCCTCGTGTTCCTTCACTATCGTCAGGGTCGCGAGCAGGGAAAAAGGCTCCAGCATCGGGTCTATAAAATAAACCCAACTCTCTAATAACGACTGACCTAGCAGGTATCTCATAGTTCTCATAAGAAAATCTAAAATGAACGCCTGTAGGCTCACCTGAGAGCTCGATGGGATAAGATGCGCTTCTGACAGCAGAAACCGTTGTTGATGGATCGAACGAAATATCAATATCTTCATGCTCGGGAATAGAAGAACCTTCAGCTAAATCACAAGTATAATATTCAACTCCAAATCCTGATAAGACTCCTCGAACTAGCTGAGCCAAGAACTGCCTTCCGGATATGACGAACAGATTGTGATCTTCAAATAGAACCTCACCTGTTTCTTTATCGCGAACTATTACATTTACTCTAGACTTTTTACAGATTTTATCCATCTTATTCTATCCTTGTTAGAATCACTAAATCGTCGGGAGTGTCGTTGTGATCAAATAGTCGGCCGTCTCCCATAGTGTATTGATTGTCTAAATAAATAACTGAAGAAATACTCCACAGAGTTTCACCAACTTCGGGCGTTCCAGCTCTATATATTGCCGATGAAGAATACGGCGGAGCAGCCATGAATATCGGTCCATAATATATAGAACCAAATGTAGCATCCCAATCGTTGAATTCCTGAGAGATATCTTGAAGAATCTCTATCAAGACATTTCCTATTGAACCAAATGAAGAAATATAATCGTAGATTTCATTGAGAGTGCTGTCAGGTAAAAGCTTAGAACCCAAATCGATACGATAAACATTTGACAATAGTTTTGAGTTTACATTCACCGACGAAGAAAGTTCTACATCAGTAACAAGAACCGATCTAGACAACGTAGTCATGTCTTCCATAACGTCATACTGACTTGGAGTTCCGTCTATAAGAGTAAACTTTATAGTATTGTCGACATTTGAAACTATTTTTCCAAATGCTGTTTCAACATAGTCTTTATTGAAGAATCGTATTGGATTTCCTGGAGTAAATGATGTGCCAAATGCATTTGTTATTTCACCATGATCCATAGTTCCAGTTGGATCGCCCATAGGAGGAGACGAAGGTATGGTCACCATCGCTGAAGCAAAGCCAAGTACACTACTGGGTAGTAGACCAGAAAGTCCCGATGATCCGCTATACGACAAAGTTGTTCCAGTATCAGAAACGTATGTCGCTGTCTTGTTCGGACCAATAAATACAAAAGTTAGCATTTCGCCTGGCGTAAAGACAGCGTCATGCGTCGCTTCGTAGATTGTCTCACCAAGAGTAGAGTTGTCGAATTCATTAGGACTAACGCCATCATCGATTACGTCGACTTCATACCCGAGTTTTAGCAACATTGTTTTCTTCAATGCGACATTTGAGATTCTATCCCAGAAGATGCTATCCATTAATCGTTGTCTGTATTCTACATCTGTTTCTGGTCTTACCTCTCCAGTTAGAGTATCTACTCTTGATTGTCTGACGATTCCTGAGAGCTGACTCCAAGCATTTAGAAAATAAGTTACAGCTTTCTGTATGTTGAGCTGTTTTACTGCTTCTTTTATTTCAAATCTGCAAGTAGCTAGTTCTGAGCAGAGAGACTGAACGAACGAACGCCACAGTATTGAATCTTGATACTGTCTACGAAGCTCTGGAGTAAATCTGAGTGTCATTTCTTCGAGCGTCTTTTCATAAATGCTTTCATAAATCGCTATACGGAAGTTGTATGAATCGACCTGATTTGATAAAGTTCCGCCGTTTTTATTGTATGCATACACTCTATAATAAAGAACCGACAAGCTATAAGATGCAGGAAACTCATGCGTATAAGTCACCAAGACATCTGGCGTTAGTCCTGGGAAGAATGCCGAACCAGTATCGCTCAAGATAATCTCGTTTACGCCTTCTTCATCTATTTCATCAAATGGATCTTTAGACCAGTAGATTCTAAAGAAGTCTGTAAATCTAGAAGAAGTCCAGCTAAGTGAGTTGAAATCTTCAGCTGTTTGAATAGTCAAAACAGGTTCTTCAGGAAGCCAACTGCTTCCATTTACTTCTGAGAACCCTACTGGTATTGAATTGAACATTCTTAGTATCTCTCAACTGACATTGATATTGTTAGCTTTGTGATATCTGTACATGACACAACTTCAAAATAGAAAATATCTCCTTCTTCAAACTCGACAGCCCATCCTGTCAGGTCGGCAACAGCCTTATTATTCACAGTAATAGTAGGAAGATTTGTTGAAAGAGCACAGATAGATTCATCGGGATTTATATTGGGATTGTAGTTGTCCCAAGTGTCTTTATAGATATCTACAGATGTAGAACCTTCTTGATCGGCAAATAGCTTTACTCCCTTTATTGTTCCGTCAAAGGGCGCTTCAATAAATCCCTTTATTCCTGTTGTGATGGTTGTTCCTCCGCCATCGATGACAAAAGTAAAAGAGCCCTTCTTTATGTGATCGATAAACTCAGAAGTCAAGCGGAGCTCAACAAGAGACCCTGCAGAAAACGCTCGAGCTGTAGTCCCTTCAAGCCCTCTTCCCAGCGTTGAAGCAACAGTAAATATGTCTCCAGAACGAGATGTTATTTTTACTATTTCTTTATTCCCAACAGTATCTTCTAATGTGATGACAAAGAAGTCGGTGCTTGCCAGCGCTATCGTGGGGAACAGTGAGCCTTCACCAGTTGTAACGCTGAAAGTTATTCCATTTTCTGCAGTTATGTCGGCTGCTAATCTTGTTTTTGCATTATTTGAAAATAGTCTAGACATGATTACCTCTTTATACTAGTGATGGAAGTGCAGCGTTAATTGGTCGAAGAATAAGATTATCTAAAATAATCTTGCTAGAACCAGCATATATTGGCGATTCAAATATATTGGGGGCACCTGTCACTTCGTCGTTGATATTATTGAACTTGAAATAAAACATTGGCATTAGTAGAGCTGACTTTGGATAAGGAGGCGTTGCAGACATTGTAACTGTTCTCGTTATAGGATTCGGCCTTGTAATATACGTATGAAGAATCGAATCGTAATGTTTTTGCGGGCCAAAACTATTATAATCGTCATTCACCATAAGATTTACAAGGTAAGTGTTATCTGTCGAAGAGTCGGTAAGAAGATGCTTTCTAACAGTTATTTTTAGATTGAACCTTGTGGGAAGTTCCGAGTTATAAGCAAATGAATCTGACACTGCCAACTCAGTGACAATAGGAGTGTCGCCGGTCTTTAGAACATCGGGATTTGATGAAACTAAATATCCTAAAAAAGATTCTCAGATACAGTGTATTGTTTTAGCTTATTGTCGATGATAGAATTCATCCAATCTCTACAATCTGTTCCCCACGAAAACTTCACAAAGGCAAACTCAAGTCTTGAACCTTCTCCGGTAGGCCTCAAAATAACAGCATATGAATTGAACGCGACTTCAAAAACATTGCCCGAAGATTGCAATATATCAGCATCGGCATCTTCAAGATTGTATCCAAAGAAATATGCCCACAGAACTGGCTTTATATTATATCCCGTACTTTCATCTATTACATTGAACAGATTTGAGTTTATTCCACCTTGAGCTAGAGTATCGTGACCAAGTTGAAATCTAAATCTTGTATAAACATCCATGCATGCACTTCTCTGATTGTCTGCAGCAGTAGAGCAATAATATGAATATTTTGGCGTAAATATTATCGATGTAAAGCTTTTTCCTTTTGCTGCAGAGGTTGACCGATTATCTCTGACTTCAAAGACAGGGCCTTTGCTCAAATATCTATTAGCAAATGACGAATTGAATAAAGTAGCTGCGTATGCTACTCCCCCTGTATTGTATTCGAATGATATTGTGTCATTCGCGTTAGTTGTTGTGTCGACTGCTCTAACAACATAGCTTCCATTCATATAAGGAGTGTTGGCACTCCAGTATTGACCTGTAACAGATACAATATCTCCGACTGCTATTGTCGTCGAAGTAGTGCATATGATCGTACATATATTGCTGCTATTGATCGATAGCCCGTTTTGCGTATTTGGTCTTATAGAATATGGAGTAGCTGAATCTGGGCCGCCAGCCTTGTAAAAATAAAAATCTGGCTTGAAATAAGCGCCTTCGTCTGTGATAACATATGAACCGTCTGAATATGCTGCATCGGGTGTGAACAGTTCTCCTTCCAATGAATTGTTCAAATACGATGACGAAACCCATTCTTGATCTGCAAACAAAACATACGGCCATCGAGCGCATATTGTATGATCGAAAGGAGAAGTTTCTGTTCGAAACATTTGATCGTAAGGCATGTTTATTTCCTTTTCTTATAAAACGCAGAGAGTGTCAGCATAATAGCTGTAATAGTTGTTATTATAAAGTCCTGAGGTTAGAGTATTCACCACAGAGTTTAGATTCTGAATAATGTAAACATCTGGAAGTATGAGATCTATTTTTTCATTTATTGATGCGTCTAAAATCTGATCTCTAAATCCTTCCTTATATATTCCGATTGAAACATCTTCGTAGATTGAAGGATCATATTTATAATAGACGTAAAGATTTCCATATTGACTATATCGTGAATATAAGTACGAATACAGCTCGTTTCGATAAAAGTCGATAGAGATATTTTTACCATTTGAAAATGTTGTTACATCATTTATGATGCTTTCGACAATATCAGAAGGAATAAGTGAAGATGTCAAATTTGATGTTTGAATAATGATCGTCGGATGAAGTTGAATCACGGAAGCATTAGAGACAGTCGTTATTACACCAGCTGCCTTGAAGGCATCAATAGATTCTGTGATGAGCTGTTTATCGTCATCTGTAACATTATCTCGATAGTTTTTCAAGCAATAGATGTCTATGTATCCAGGGAATGGATAAGTCATCGTCTTGAAAACGTCGTAAGAGTTCAAACCAGAATCAGATTTAACTATAGGAATCCTTATAAAATAAGCGGAATAATCTCTTATCGAACATTTACCCCACCTCGTTGAATCAAGAGTCCATGAAATATATTGTTCTTCAACAAGAGGATGTTCTGCATCAGTTATGATATTATATGGCGTAACGAGTTGCCAGCTCTGGCTATTTGAATCCCAATATTGGATTCCTCCATGCGTAGGATTAGACGACGTCGATAATATATCGTAAGAGCCCACTGTTGCAGGATTAGGTATAGATTGAGTTGAGAAGAGAACGTTGAAGAACTTTTCGTCGCTTCCTATGTATAGATAAAATGGATCTGATGTAGAAGCTGTCGCGGCATCCTCATCGGTTAGAAGCGAATATGAAGGATAAAACTTATTGTTTAGAGTCAAATCAATATCGTAGTTATTTGTATCAATAGAGCCAGAGCGTTGCTTTACGACGTAAAGATGCCTATATCCGCTTATAGAATACATCAGACCTGTAAAAGCCGCATTAGATGCTAAAGCATATTCTAATGATTCCTTTGTTCCTCTCCTCATTGAAATGAGATACTTTTGAAATCTTGCTTTCATGTCTTCTTCAGATTCAGCATCTGTTCCACCAGAAGCCGAAGAGTTTCTAATCCAGTATGAGAAGTTGTTCGTATTTGTTATCGAAGAGACAAACTTGGTAATGGCGTTCTGTGCTACGTTTCCTTCTGTTCCATCATTTACCGCGAGTGCTCGAACTGAGTATTCTGCTTTTCCTGTAAACTCGCCCGACGCCGAAACAATGATACTCGAAGAATCGTAATCATCAATAATCTCAAAAACAATACTTCCATCCTCTGTAGAAACCGTCGTGCCTCGAGGAATAGAGAAGTATGTGGGAGAAGACAATGCAGCAAGCTCGGCATCAATGTAGATTTTCAACTCAACAAGAGCCTTCTTTCCAGGCATCTTATAGAAGTTGAATCCATTGTAGATGTTCTCTAGAGATTCTTTAGTGACCTGAAATAAGTCAAAATAGTATTTCTCTAAAACATCTGCGAAAGCCTCAGTTAGAACATTCAAAACACTTCCGACATTATAATCTGTAACACTAGGGCCTCCATTTTCTTCTATCGCAGAGCGAAGAAAGTTTATGAAGTCCGTTCTTATAGTATCGGCATCTTTTATCTGTACTGTCATTTTATCTCATCCTAAAACGTAGTGTTTACACGTATTTCGTCGTTATTTACCAGGACTGCATTAGCTTCAGCAATGATAGCATCGGCTTTCGAAGAAACCTTCATGTTATTGACCGATCTTATTCTATTGTCTGATACCAACTGCTGAAATAGATTGTATCTAAATAAAATCAGATTTTCCGCAGTATTCTTTTTGCCAAGAAGATCGGGCATTCCATAATCCATGTGGAGTATGAGTCCTCCTTGAGGACACTCTAGCCTGTTCTTTATAGCTTGTCTAACGTTCTCTATTCCATTCACTAGCTTGAAATCGAGCACTCCTGCCACATCGTCATACCCTGGAAGTATTGAGATGTGCTGATCATCCAGGTATTCAAATCGTGCATCGAGATCGATCTTATAAGTATCTTCCTTCGCATAAACATCGGCGAATGGAATGAAGCTATCTTCAAATGAAGGAAGAAGTATTTCCTGACCATTTGTAAGAATACGATACTGAGTGTAAGCCGCAATAGAATAATCACTCTCAGTGGTTCCTCCGACAGCAACAAAGTTCGTCAAAATAGCGTATCCATTATTGTTTGCATCGCCCGATAAGAAGATCTTTTGTGCATCAAAACGAGCTGCTTCAGCATCAAGATCTTCAGCAGTTGAATCATAGTTCAAAAAAGGAAATGCATTCGATGCAAACGATCCAATGTTTTGCTCGTAGATTGCATTTATTACAATCGACTCAACCTCATAAAGATCATCTGATGTTTGAGCGTCGAAAAGGTCTGATTGGCCATAGTAATCGATCAAGTCTGAAGTTATAGTATACGGACTCAAAATCTCAAATAGAGTATTCGTATTGATGTCGTAAGATCTACCTTTATCTAGAGCGCATAATACATAGCTGTCGGCAGCAAACATAGAACAAGATTCAGAATCTGTCATTCCAAAGAGAGCGTAGCATCTACTAGAATAAGTTTCTTTCATAATAATGACAAAGAACTTACTAGATGTCTTTATTTGTTCGATCACCTCGGGCTGTTGAATCAAAAACTGCGTTTCGTCTGCAATAGAAGAATCAAACAAAGTCATGTTTATTCCTGGAGTATCGACAATGTTTATGTTATAGATGTATTGCGTGAATTCTCCATTAGAACTGAAAATCTTGTATCCGTAAGAACCTAAATAAGCCTCGAACACAGGATCATCCTCTGTAACGACATACGGGTATTCAATGTTATTCAGATACGCGACTTCTGAAATGTAAGATTTCGATTCTCGAGACTCGTTTTTTGCGTAATGCCTTATTAGTGAATCGATCGTATCGCCATTATTTATTATAACACGCTTTAGACTTTTATACTTCGGTTTCGTAATAGTTTCGAAAGTTTCATAGTTATAATCTATAATAAAATCGTATACATAACCAGTTTCTGAATAACTCGTTGAAAGAGTCATGCTAGTATCGTTTAGATCTTCGACGAGATTGTTTTCACGTCCAAAATCTCCATAAGCGAATACAGAAACGTTTTCAACATTTAGCGAAGATGGACTCTGTTTGAAATACACCACTATCTTTGTTTCGTCGCCATCAATGACTTCTCTAACATAGTCAACTGGAAATGGAAATGTTATTTGATTCAGCTGTCGTATGTCTTTCTGAAACTGAGCCACTGTTGCTTTATTTGCCGCAAGAGTAACCGGAGCAGAGATTGAAGCCAATCTTGTCAGACTAACATCAAAAGACAGCTTGTTTATCGAGCCCGTCATTGACTTCTCGAGAAGACTTAGCTGAGCATCGATGTTCTTGAATCGTATGTATGGTTCGTAGAACGCTGTCTTTAGGTCATCAAAGGTCTTTATTTGATTTACTACTCCTCTAACCAATGAAAGATTCAATGTAATCTTATTGAGAGCGTCGGTCATTCTTTCAAGACGACGTAAATCACTTATAGCCGAGTTTGCCGACGTTATGAAGAAGTTCCCAGCTCTAATAGCTTTTTCGACATAGCTTAGACCATTATTATAGAGGTCAGAAGCAGTCTGAACACCTGGTAATGACATGAAAAACGACTTGACGTTTTTGAGATCTTT